TCGTAACTGGGCTGCTGACTACGGCGGTCTTAAAGAACTTAAGAAGACCCTCGAAGATCAATTTGATCATACACTAATTGTTGCTCAAGATGATCCAGAAATGGAAACATTTAAACTTCTACAAGAAAAGAACATGGCAAAAATTGTTGTGTTGCCTGCATTAGGCTGTGAAGCACTGAGCGATATGCTTTACAAATTTGTCAACGGCGTTTACATTCCCGAGATGTGGGGACCAGGAGAAGCACGGCGTTTATGGTGCTATCGTGTCGAAGTGCGTGAAACACTGAGCAATATGGCTTTCCGTGAAGGGCATCGTGAGTGGAACGAGGACTTGTTTGCATGATCAAACTAACATATGATGAATGGCTTGAAAAATGTGGCGGGAAGTTGAAAGATAATCAATTTCAGACCGCTCAAGAAATGATATCTGATTTTCAGAAATTTCACAGACTATCTTTACAAGACGAAATTGATATGCTAAATCAATCAGAATATCAGTTATACCTACAGCGATTTGACGCCGGGGTTGAAGAATGAAACTACCATTTAAACAACAAGTTGTAGTGTTTGGGGTCCTTGTTCGTGAAGTCGTCACTGAATATACAGTGGGCGAACGACATGGTGATCTTATCTTTACAAATAAAGGTAATGGTTACGGTGCTTGGAAGCGAGTAACAAAATGAACGAACAAACTAAAGAAGTAATGGATATTCTGCAAGAAGAATGTGCAGAAGTTATCCAAGCAGTAAGTAAGATTAGCAGGTTTGGCATCGACAATCTCAAACCTGGCAAACCAAAAACTAACCGAGAACACTTGGAAGAAGAACTCGGTGACATGTTGGCAATGATCGATATCCTTATCGTAAAAGGAATTGTAAGTGGTGATAACTTAGAAATTGCCAAACTTGCAAAGATTGAAAAATTAAAGAAGTGGTCAACAATATATGGCGCAACAGTTGAATGATAAAGATTGGTTAGAAAAAGTTTCTATCGCATATCGAGCATACTCATATCCTAACAAAGATATTGAATCTTTTATAACTTGGTTATACAAGCAATACGGCATTGTTCAGCCAAAGGATAAAGAATGAAAAAGATCTTAGTCACAGGCGGAGCTGGTTTTTTAGGAAGCCACCTGTGTGATAGATTAGTTGCTGAAGGACATCATGTTCTTTGTGTTGACAACTATTTTACAGGTAGCAAAAAGAATATCGAACATCTGCTTGACTACAAAAATTTTGAAGTTATTCGTCAAGATATTTGTATTCCGTTATATGTCGAAGTTGACGAGATTTATAACTTGGCATGCCCGGCAAGTCCGTATTACTATCAGTTAGATCCTATTCAAACAATGAAAACTTCCGTAATTGGTGCTTTCAATATGTTAGGACTGGCAAAACGAACCGGTGCTAAAATCTTACAAGCATCGACCAGTGAAGTATATGGTGATCCGCAGGTACATCCTCAACCTGAAAACTATTGGGGCAATGTAAATCCAATTGGTATCCGCAGTTGCTATGACGAGGGCAAACGTGCAGCAGAAACACTATTTGTGGACTACTATCGCACACACGATGTAAAGGCTAAAATTGTTCGTATTTTCAACACTTATGGCCCCAGAATGGCTCAAAATGATGGCAGAGTAGTGTCAAATTTCATCGTTCAGGCATTGAAAGGAGAAGACATTACAATATACGGTACTGGTCAGCAAACTCGCAGTTTCTGTTATGTAGATGATCTGTTAGATGCTATGCAGGCATATATGAATCATCCAGCTGACTTTATTGGACCAGTTAATATTGGCAATCCTGGCGAATTTACTATGTCGGAGTTAGCTGAAAAAGTTATCGAACTGACAGGCAGTAGCAGCAAAATTGCAAGAAGACCACTACCGTTAGATGATCCAAAACAACGTCGTCCGGATATTTCCGTAGCAAAGTCTATGTTAAACTGGGAACCAAAAATCAATTTGGAACAAGGATTGGTTAAAACCATTGACTATTTCCGCGGAATCGTGTAAAATAGTATTTTATTAGGAGTTTCTAATGAGTGCATTTGGTAATTGGTATAGTCGTAATCAAGATGCGATTACATGGTTTTTGGTCGGCTGGTTGACATTTGCAGGTATTGACACCTTGCTAAGTGGTCAATACTTTTGGGCTGCATTTAATTTTGCTTTTGCCTATATTAACTACAAACTAAGCAGAATTCGTGTATAATGACACAGTGGACTGTAATTGTTGAAGAAGCCGAAGACGGCAGTGGTGACTTGGTGTTGCCACTGCCTCAAGATCTACTTGACCTGCAAGGTTGGGCAGAAGGCACTACTCTCGAATGGATAGATAACAAGGATGGCACATGGTGCCTTCAGAAAGCTAAAAGTGACTAATTCCACCGAGATGTGATCATTCCTTTTTTCCAACCTTTAGAAATATAGACATCTATTTCTTCTTTAGGAATTCGAAGATTATCAACACCGTTGTTTACCCAAGCGGCTCCTTTTTTAACAGGAGCCCACTTCTTTTTAATCCAACCAATAGATAATTTTACCGAAAGTTCAGAAGTTTCGCACAAACTATACTCAGATGACTTAGGATGAAAAATCCAAACTTTTCCATGTGTAGGTGATTTAGGAAGCCCCTTCTGCCACCCTTCTTTAACATATACAGATAAGTCGGTTGGATTTATCATCTTCTTCTCAGTATTTTTATAAATCCAAATAGTATCTGTTGTGGGAGACATATTCCTACCCAGTGACCAACCTTTTTGTAACATTTTATCTACAGCGTTAGGATGAACCGCACATCTTTCGTTAGTAATTAAATGGTAAAGATGTTTTAGCCCTGTAGTGCCTTTATTATATCCCCCATACCCACCTTCTACAATATTATAAACATCGGGACGTCTCACAAAATTAGCGTTTACAATTTCTTTTTCTTTAGAAAACATTTCCTCTGGCGTTTCAAATACATATAATATATCTTTTTTAAAAGAAGATCGTCCGTATTTCTCCAAAGCACGATTTATGTTAGTTCCGGATCCACAATAATCGTCGGTTAAGTCATCTGTAGAATGAGCACCTACATAAATCTTATTGTTTATCAGGTTAGTAGTTTGATAAACGGTATGGAATTTTCTTTTATTTTGATGTTTGGTATTTGCCATGTTGACTTTTATTAAATAATGTTGTATAATATATTTATGTGTTTGCTTGTAAATGGATAAAATATGGTAATAAAACGTCTGGGATTCGCGTGTAAGTGGATTGATCATCCTCATCAAGTAGACGGCATTGATAAGAATGACGATGCTAAAAAATACAACACAGGTTCTACAACCGCAGCTTGGTTAAATAGACAGAGCAAGACGATCGCAGAAGAAAAACTATGGGACCTAATGAAGGGTAACATTGAATCAGTTCGTATGCTTGTTAAAAGAGTTGGAGAACTTGATGAAAATCTTAGAATGGTACGACTCGGCAGCGATATCTTGCCTATGTACACTCACCGCGATTGGAGCTTCTTTTGGAAACTTGCCGATGTCAGAACCTATCTTGAAAGAGAGTTTGGACGAGTGGGAGATGTCGCTCGTGCGAATGATGTTCGGCTTTCTATGCACCCTGGCCAGTTTACTGTGCTTGCATCTGATAATCCAGGTATTGTAAATAACAGCATTGAGGAGTTTGAATATCATGCAGACATGGCGCGATATATGGGATACGGCAAAACATTTCAAGATTTCAAAATCAATGTACATATCAGCGGACGGCAAGGTCCTGAAGGTATTCGTGCAGCCTATACACGACTCTCGCCAGAAGCAAAGAATTGTATTACTATCGAGAATGAAGAAAACTCATGGGGATTAGATGACTGTCTCACTATTAGCGATTTGGTGCCTATCGTTCTGGATGTGCATCACCATTGGGTTAAAACAGGCGATTACCTCTCGCCCCTGGACTCCCGTGTTGATCGGGTTGTTCAGTCTTGGCGTGGTGTCAGGCCTACTATGCACTATTCTATCAGTCGTGAAGATTGCCTCGTGGGTCATAGCTCTGTTCTAAAGCCTGACTATAAACAACTACTGGTCGAGGGTCACAAAAAACAAAAACTACGTGCCCACAGTGATTTCATGTGGAACAACGCAGTCAATGAGTGGGCGCTAAGTTTCCTTAACACCCACGATATCATGTGCGAGGCTAAAGGCAAAAATCTTGCGAGTTTTGCCCTTGCCAAACAGGCTAAAGAATTAGGCCTTCTTTGATTTTGCTTTAACAGCAGCAGGCTTCTTAGCAGGTGCTTTAACAGCTTTTACAGCAGCTTTAGCAGGTGCTTTAGCAACAACAGCTTTCTTAGCAGCAGGTGCCTTAACAGGTGCCTTCTCTACTTTAGGAGCACGTGGCTTACGTGGCTTCTTAACAGGTGCAGCTTCGACTACAGGTGCAGCTTCGACTACAGGCGTAGGTTCGACTACAACAGGTGCAGTTGCTTCAACAACTGGTGCAGGTGTTGCTAATTCAACCTTTGATGCATCAACTGTAGGTTTGCTCATCCTAAATGCAAGGTATCCAAGAACACAAATAACTGCAATTCCGATAATATATTCCATTTTTATTTTCTCCTTATTAAAAATGTATGATGTATTTACTATCAATAAATACCTATATAAAAATTATCTATTGATCTTTTGAGATCAAGGTTATACAATAATACTATGCTTAAAATAAAAAATCTAACAGCAGTCTTCGATGATCTTCAATTATTAGACGATATTAATTTAGAAATCAACGAGGGAGAATTGCATACTATTATAGGACCAGAAAGATCTGGTAAATCAAGTTTAGCTCATACTATTATGGGTAATCCTAAAATCGCAATTAAAGACGGATCTATAACTTACCGAAAAAAATCAATTTTAGAAAAAACAGTCGATGATAGAAGCGTTAATGGCATATTTGTCAGTGCTCAACATCCTCCTAATATAGACGGTGTCTCTAATTTTAATCTGGTTAAAACTATTTTAAAAATAAGAAAAGATACCCGCACTCCGAACGAACTTGAAAAAGAATACAAAGATCTTTGTAAAAAATTAGGGTTAAGTTCTAACCATGGGCACAAAGTAGTTAATCACGCAATTATGTCCGATACAGAATGCAAGAAGAATGAACTTCTTCATATTCTATTACTTAAACCAGATCTAATAGTATTTGACGAAATTGATACGGGAATTGAACCAGACGAATTTGATCTGTTTGCATCATGCATTAAAGAATTCTTATCGGATAAAAGTAAATCGGCTATTATTATAACACACAGTCGAGAACTGCTGGATGCATTACAACCGACGCATGTCCATGTAATGGTAGATGGGGAAATCCGTGAAACCGGAGCTACAGAATTATATAAAAGGATTTTAGAAGATGGCTATTCACAGTTTTCTTAAAGCAGAACGAGGTGATCCAGATTGGCAATTTAGCCCAGAAGATTATTTCGGAAAAGAATTTAAAATTATCGATGCAAGCACCGTAGAGCTCGATGAAGGAGTATCAGACAGGGTAGTTCTCCGGCAAAATCCAACCGAAAGAGAATTACTTGCTAAACATCTCAAAGTGATTGTGCAAAAAGGATCAATGCTTGAAATGACAATTCTCAATGAAGTGGATCCTAATTTACAGCAAGTATTTTTATACGATATTCATTTAAAGCCCGGTTCCAGTCTTGTATTGGGAATTTTTGCCAAAGACGGAAAATTTAACAAACATATTGTACAGGTATTCCAAGAAGAAGGAACAACGTTTACTGCATTCGGAATTGCATCAAATGAATCAGCAGGCGATACCGAAATTGTTACTAAAATTGTTCACCAAGGAGAAGACAGCACAAGTAGTCAGCTATTCTTAGGTATGGCAGGTGAAAATAGTCAAACTGTGTATCAGGGAATTGTAGTTGCAGAATCAGCGGCAGATGGCAGTGATATCAGTATCGAAAATTCTAATTTAGTAACAGGACATCAAGGCCGATGCTACACAAAACCAGAAACTTATATTAATGCAGAAGATGTTAGGAGTGATCACGGATGCGAAACACAAACTATCAGTCTGGAAAAAATCAGTTATCTGCAAAGTAGAGGTATTTCTGCAGAAGCTGCACGAGAAATGATTATTTCTGGATTTAGGGCACAAGTAATCAGTATTGTTACTGAAGACAGTATTCGAGAAGAAATTAAAGAAATGTACGCAGATTAACGTACTTGTCTGTCCAAATGCTAAGGTATTGCTTTTAGGTAAATACCTTAGCAGGATTTTCAAGTCATATTTTAGGTAAATATGGCTAATAGAGGACAGATATGGCAAAGAAAACGATCTTCATCGGTAACCAAAGTAACGACGGCACAGGCGACAGTATTCGCGATGCATTTGATAAAGTAAATCAAAACTTTAACGAACTATACAGCATTAATAATGCTGGTTCGGGTCTATTTTTTACAAATTTGGACGATACTCCCAGAGAACTAATTCCAAATGCAATTTTGGTAAACAGTGTTGCAAATAC